TGGCGGGAGCGCGATCCGGCGACCGTGCGCAAGGTGCGCGACGGTTTCCGCCGGCTGTTCCCCGAAAAGGGGTGAGCGCGGAATTCCTCGCCCGCCGCTCCCCCTCGGACGCCGGGGCCGAGGTCCCGGCGTCCACCCCTGTTCATGCCGCCCGGCCCCGTGCCGGGTGGTTTTTTGTTGAGTAATTCCGACAGACGGAGGGCTTCCCATGAGCCTGAGTTCCCGGTCGAGCGATACCGCATCGCCCGAACGTTCCCGCACGTCCGGTTCGAAGAGTACGGACGGCAAGAGCGTCTATCTCCCCGACCGCCTGGGCCGCTTGGGGCAGGGGACCTGGATGTCCCCGCGCGAGTTGCGCGATCCGTTCGGGCGGCTGACCGGTGGAGACGCCGGCGGGACGCGTCCCGGATCGGATGACCTGTACGAGCTGGCGCTTTCCCTGTCCGGTCCGGTCGGCGAGTCGGGCGAGAACCGGCCGGAGGACGTGGCCAAGGTCGAGGCCCTGCTCGGCGCGAGCGGGCATCTGGACCTGGACGCCACCGGCGGTCCGACCGGCTATTTCGGCGCCCGCACCGACCAGGCCGTGCGGAACTTCCAGAAAGATCACGGCCTAAAGGTGGACGGCAGACTCAACCCCGATGGGGAGAGCATCGGCGAATTGACGAGAGTTTACGATGTTTCCTCGACCGGTCCCGCTGGAGTCACGCCGCTGCCTGGGCAGGGAGCCCCCTTGGAACATGCCGTTGCCCGGTATTGGGATCCGGAAACCGGGGAATTTCGGAAACCGCCCGAAGTTGTTCTGTTGGAGGCCGGGGCGAAGGGATCGGGCGTTTCGGTGGAGGATGGCGGCGATGGGGGGCAGCCTATGTCCTTGCTAGATAAGCCCGGTCCTTCCGCCGGTCTCCAGGAAACATCAGAGAGTGCCGAGGCCGAGGGGAGGGGGACATACAAACCGCTCAGTGACGAGGCGGTGGGTAAACTGGCTGAGAACCTGCACCAAGCGATGCAGTCGGGAGACGGGAAGAGGTTGGATGGTGTTCGGCGGGCCCTGAATGCCTATCCCGAGGCGGAGCGGAAGCGGATCGAGGGCGCGGCGTCTGAATATCTGACGGCCGCGGCCGTTTTCGATGCTTTGCAACCTCCTTCCGACCCAGACGTGTTCGCGAGCGGGGACTGGCAGGTTCGGCGGGACGCTGTAAAGGAATCCCTTGCTCAGTTACGGGATACGAATCCCAAGAAATTCGATCAGCTGCAGAAAGACTTCGAGAGAGACCACACGAGCGTCTACAGGTTCCCTGAACTGCTGGTCCATGACCTCGGGGCCATTTCTTACCTTCGAGACAATCTGAGCGCCGATGAGAACCAAATCCGGGAATCAGCGCCCCGGCATGGTTTCGATCCCGATTACGTTCTGCTGTTCCGCGACGTTGTGATGGGCAACACCAAATCCCAAGAAGACGTAGATGATCGTATTCGCGATCTTCGCGAGAAAGTCGGTGGGCCGGGACTGAATGGCTTGCGGTTTGCGATGGAGAAGATCACCAATTATGCCAAGAAACCCAAAAAATACACACCGGAAGACAAAATCGGTTTCTTGGCAGACTGGACCGGCTTCATGCGGGATGCCTATCGCAAAAAGCACGATCCGGTCGTGGGGATTGCCCGCAATACCTCCGGCTTCGTGGGTTCGTATTCGCGGGGGAGGAACTCCCGAACCATGTTGAACGAGCAAGGGAAGATCGATGCCTTAGGCCGAGGGCAAAGGGGGGCGAAGCCGGAGTGACGTCAGAGAGCCGGATCAACGGCAATCATGAGGGCGACGGTTTTTCGCGCCCTCCCTATTAGTTATCGGTCCGGCGGACCGGAGTGTCTAGTGCTTGGCGACGAAGGCTTTCCATTTTTTCAGGTCTTGCCGCCAGACGTCGTTTTCTGGGTGTTTCACGATGAGTATTTCCTGGATCCGGATGGCGGAACGATAGTTTTTCAGGGCGTCGTCATCGTCGCCCAAGGCGGCCTGGATATCGCCGAGATCAGCATACGCAATCGCGGTTTTTCGCTGCCAATCCGAATCCCTTGGATCGATGTTTTCCAGTCGCTGCCGAACCTCGAGAGCGCCCTGAAAGCTCTCCAATGCGTTTTCCAGGTTGTCTTGCGCCCGGTGGATCCGTCCCATATCCGCATGCAAATCAGCGAATTGATCCTGGAATTCGTAAAAGGGGGTCTCTTTTGCCAGCGATTCGCCAATCTCCAGAAATTTCTGAAAGATTTCCAGGGCATATTCCGGATCGCCCATGTCGCGCCAAAGGCCGGCGACCCGGCGTCCGGTCAGCACGGTCTTATTCGCCAGCAACATGTCGCCAGGATCCACCTGCCAAGCGAACGTGTAGTCATAGAGTTCCTGTTCGCGGTTCTCCAGGGCGCCTTCCAGGTTGCCACGGGCTCGGAGCAGCCTAGCGATCCTGTCACGGCTTTCGGCGCGACCGATGGAGAGCACGGCTAGCTCGTCCGGATCGCTGGTTCCAGGGCCGAGCCTCTCAACCAGTTCGATGCCCTGGCGATAGCTCGCCAGGGCCTTGTCGGGAGCGCCAGCTTTTTCCTGGAACTTCCCGATTTCCGTGTACATGTCAATAAGGGCCCGGCGCGCGTAAGCCGCGCTTCGTTCGTCGGAATTGGTCGTCGCTCTGCGGATCTGGAAGTCGATGGCCGTTTGGAAAACTTCCAGGGAAAGTTCAAGTTCTCCCGAATCCGCCAGGCCGTAGGCAAGGCTGGTCTGGGTCCAAAAGAGTTTGTCCGCCAGTTCATCGTTTCCCGAATCATACAATTTTTTGTTGAAATTAATGACGATTCGGAAATGCCTTAGCGCCTCGTCGCGCCCGCCAAGATTCAGTAGGCCGTACCCGATGCACGCGTGGGTATCCAGCCAGTTCCGCCGCCAACGCAGTTCCTCCGGTTCCGCCGCAATAAGTTGTTCGGCGAGTGGTAGGGCGAGTAGGCACTTGCCCAACCGATCCTCCGGGCCGCCACTAGTTTTCAGGAGTTTTTCAAGCTGGGCGGCCTTTTCTTCCATCGGGGAGGGCATCGCATCGGCGGCGTTGGCGGTGGTCGATACCAACAGCATAGCCGCGATGGTAAGTGTGGCGCGGAAAAAGCGGAGGTAAATTGCATTTAGGCACATTGTTTTCCGGGCTCCAATACGCTGGCAGTCCTTGGACTGAGACCTGCGACAGGAAGAGAAAACTCGGATACCAACTATTGCCTGTGAAGGCAATAGGTCGACAACTCGAGGTTTCTCGTGCGATCTACGGTTACGACGCAGGGTGTCCGGGCCTCAACAGCATGGCAACATTTCTCCATATAAATAGGAAAAAATTCTTGACATTTGCCCCCGGATGCGTATATTGGGGCTGTGAACGCCAGAGATGTGTCTGGAGCGCGGGATGCCGGTAAACCGGTTTTGCCCGCAGTCCTCCGGCGCATTTCTTTCTTTTTCCATTTTCATTCCACCCGCCGGGTAACCGGGGGTCCATCCTGGGCTCCGGTCCTGCGGGGTTTCGCGTGCCCGCCGGCGGCTTCGCCATAACCGGGACCGGCCGCGCGCCTGCAACCCTTCGATCAATTTTTCCGAAAGGAGAACGATGAATGTCGACATCGGTTGACCAATCGTTCGTCAGGCATTTCCAGGCCGAGGTCCATCTACAGTACCAGCAGATGGGCTCGAAGCTGCGCAACACCGTGCGCACCAAGGACAGTATCGTCGGCGCTTCGACCACCTTCCAGAAGGTGGGCAAGGGCACGGCCAGCACCAAGGCGCGGCACGGCAAGGTCCCGGTGATGAACGTCGATCACGAGCCGGTCGAATGCCAACTCTACGACTATTACGCCGGCGACTGGGTGGACAAGCTGGACGAACTGAAGACCAACATCAACGAGCAGCAGGTCGTGGCGAAGGCCGGTGCCTACGCCCTCGGCCGCAAGACCGACGAGTTGGTCGTCGGCGAACTGGAGAAGGCCGAGGCCAGCTACGACGCCGGCACCGGCGCCGACGGCCTGACCAAGGCCAAGGTGCTGGAAGCCTTCGAGATGCTGGGCGAGGCGGACGTGCCGGACGACGGCGAACGCCACGCCATCGTCGGCTGGAAGCAGTGGAGCGATCTGCTCGGCATCGAGGAGTTCGCCAACGCCGACTACGTGGGCGACGACCAGCTTCCGTGGAAGGGCACCCAGGCCAAGCGCTGGCTCGGCACCCTGTGGATGCCGCATTCCGGCCTGGTGAAGGACGGCGGCGGCGTGCGGAACTGCTACTGGTACCACAAGACGGCGATCGGTCACGGCGTCGCTTCCGAGGTGAAGACGGACATCACCTGGCACGGCGACCGGGCGGCGCATTTCGTCAACAACATGATGAGCCAGGGCGCCTGCCTGATCGACAAGAACGGCATCGTCCGCATGCCGTGCCTGGAAAGCTAGGGGAGGGACGAACATGGCCTATCAATCGAAAGACCTGAGCGTCCTGGCCTATGCCAACGGCTTCACGCTCTGGCACTACGCGACCGCCGACGCGGCGGCCGAAGTGGACACCGGCGGGTACTTCGACGGCGCGGCCGACATGCTGCGCGCCGGCGACATGATCCTCGCCAATGTCGACACGGACGGCACGCCGGGCGCCGGGATCTTCCTGGTGAGTTCAAGTTCCGGCGGCGAGGTGGACGTGTCCGACATCACCTCGGTCGGCGCGTCCGACACCGACTAAACCGTAGGCCGCCTATAGAAACGGGCGGGTGCAAGAGGCCCCGGTTCCAGTGGAAAACTTCCGCCGGAACCGGGGTTTTCTCAAAGAGGAAAATGATTAATTTCAACATGTTGAACATAATTAACTAAAATCGGTTAATTATTATTTGATTCCAATCTCAATCTGGTCAGGAGACGGTGATGGCGCTCAGCAGCATCGCGCTTTGTTCGCGCGCGCTTTTGAAGATCGGGGCGGAGACGATCGCGTCGTTCGACGAGGGGACCGCCGAGGCGGAGATCGCGGCCAACCTGTATCCGACGACGCGGGACGCCGTGCTTTCGCTGCATCCCTGGAACTTCGCGACGGGGCAGGCAATCCTGCAGCGGCTGACCGCGGAACCGGTGGCCGACTTCGCCTATGCCTTCCAGCTGCCGACGGATCTGCTGCGGGTGCTATCGGCCGGCGAGGACGGCCGGGGACGCGGGCTGCGTTACCGCATTGCGGAGCGCCGATTGCATGCCGACGCGCCGGGGGTGACGCTGACCTATATCTTCCGACCCGCCGAGACGGATTTCCCGTCCTTTTTCGATCACCTGCTGATCGCCCGGCTGGCGGCCGAATTCTGCATCCCGCTGACCGGCAGCACCAGCCGCTCCGAGGCTTTGGGTCAACTGGCGGAATCGGAACTGCGCCGGGCCCGGCTGATCGACGCCCAGCAGGACACGCCGCCGCGGATCGAGGATTTCACCCTGATCGACGTGAGGAACTGATGCCGCATCTGCGCACCCAGAAGAACAGCTTCACGGGCGGTGAGATCTCGCCGATCCTGCTCGGCCGGGGGGACCTGACCGCCTATTCGACCGGTGCGGCCCGCCTGCGCAACGTGTTCATCCATCCGACCGGCGCGGTGTCACGCCGCCCCGGTCTGCGTTATGTGACCGCGGCGCGTGGGCCGGGGCGCCTGGTCGCCTTCGAGTTCAACACCGAGCAGGTCTATCTGCTCGCCTTCTCCGACGGCAAGATCGATATCTACCCCGATCCGGAAGGCGGCGAGCACCGGGAGTTGGACGCGCCCTGGACGGAAGCGCAGATCGGCCAGATCAACTGGACGCAAAGCGCCGACACGCTGCTGGTCGTCCACCCCGAGGTGCCGCCGAAGAAGATCAGCCGGACGGCGGACGGCACCTGGACGATCACCGACTGGGCCTTCTACGAGAAGGATGACAAGATCTACCAGCCGTATCACAAGTTCGCCGACGACGAGGTGACGGTGACACCGAGCGGCACCTCCGGCACGATCACATTGACCGCCTCGGCGGAAGCGTTCGTCGAGGGGCATGTCGGCACGCGGTTGCGGATTGAAACCAAGGAAGTGGAAGTGACGGCTTTCACTTCGGCGACCCAAGTGCAGGCGGCGACCAAGGAAACGCTGGAGTCCGCCGAGGCGACCAAGGATTGGGAGGAGCAGGCTTTCTCCGCGATGCATGGCTGGCCGGTTTCCGTCGCCTTCCATCAGGACCGGATGGTCATCGGCGGATCGCGCGATCTGCCGAACCGGTTGTGGCTTTCCAAATCGGCGGACCTGTTCAACTTCGACCTGGGCGAGGGGTTGGACGACGAGGGGATCGATTTCGCCATCCTGTCGGACCAGGTGAACGCCGTGCGGGCCGTGTTTTCCGGCCGGCATCTACAGGTGTTCACTTCCGGCGCCGAGTGGATGGTGACCGGAGATCCGCTAACCCCCGGCAATATCCAGCTGCGCCGCCAGACGCGGATCGGATCGCCTGTGGACCGGACCATTCCGCCGCGCGACGTGGACGGCGCGACCCTGTTCGTCTCGCGTAGCCTGACCGAGCTGCGGGAATTCGTCTATGCCGATATCGAGCAGGCCTATCAGGCGGACGACCTTTCCATCCTGGCCCGGCATCTATTGGCGTCGCCGCGCGACCAGGATTTCGACAAGCGCAAGCGGCTGCTGCATATGGTGATGGAGGACGGCACGCTGGCAACGGTGACCGTCTACCGGGCCGAGAAGGTGACGGCCTGGACCCTGCAGGAGACGGATGGCGCGTTCCGCTCCGTCGCGGTGGTCGGAGACGAGGTCTACGCCCTTGTCGAGCGTGACGGGGAGCAACTGATTGAGGTTTTCGACGACGAAATGGCGGTGGACTCCGGCCTTTCCGGTACGGCGGAAGAGGCACAGGACGAGTGGGGGGATCTCTCCCACCTCGAAGGTCGGACGGTCAAGGTTCTGGCTGATGGGGCGGTGCGCGGTGATGCGCAGGTGGCCGATGGGCAGGTGATCTTGGATCCGCCGGCGAAGGCCGTCCAGATGGGACTCGGCTTCACCCATGTGATCGAGCCCTTGCCTCCGGCCCCTCCAGAGGTCGGCGGGGCCAGCCAGGGCGGTAAGATCCGGCACATCGAGTCCACCTTCCGCCTGCATGAAACGGCGGCTCTCCGGCTGGATACGGGGAGGGGATTCATGGAAATTCCGTTCAAGCGCTTCGGCGGCAACGCGCTCGACTCTCCGCCGCCCGCGTTTACCGGGGACAAGATCGTCCGGGCCTTCGGCTGGAAGGATACGGGGACGGTGTCGCTGTGGCGGATCGAGCAGGATGTGCCCTTACCGTTCACCCTGCTATCCGTCAGCTCGAAGATCAGTGCAAACGACTGAGATGCATGGGCTTGGCAAAGGCCCAAGCTCGATGTGTTCCCAATAAATGGAGATTTCCTGATGTCCGGAACAGAAGCGTTGCTGGCGATCGCCGCTGCTTCCACCGCTTTTGACGTGCAGCAGACCTATCGCCAGACGAAGGCCGCGAACAAGGCCGCGCAGGCGCAGGCGGATGCCGAAGCGCGGCAAATGCGCGAGAAACTAGCCATTGAGGAGCGCCGCCGGAAAGAAGGTCTGAAACGGGATCTGGCGACGCAACGTGCCCGCTTCGGGGCGTCAGGTGTCGGCGGAGCGGGAGGATCCTCCGAAGCCCTGCTTCAGGGCTTGTCGAATCAGACCGATCGGGAACTCGCGGACTCGAGACGTTTGAACCTTCTGCAGACGCAGGATCTCTACACGAATCTGGCTCATACGAAACGGCGCAATCTCCTGGATGCTCAAGGGAGCATCGGTTCATCCGCCCTAGGGCTGGCCGACAAATGGGTCAGAGCCTAACGCCTTCCAAAAATCCACGGGGTTGTGGGAGCTCGGGAAGTAGGGGCCCAACGTCGGCAAGTCATAGATCGGGAGTGAAAACACCATGTCAGAGCATATCCAAATCGGCGACCGGAGACCCTGGGTCCAATACGAGGTCGACGAGACGAACAGGACGCAGCCTTTCCCTTATCCGTTCCCGATTTTTGAGGATGCCGATCTGGAGGTTTATGTCGGCACAGCCCTGCTGACCGTGGGGCAGGACTATTCCGTTACGGATGCCGGAATGTCGGAAGGGGGAACGGTGGTGTTTTCGGAACCACCGTCGATCGGCTCAAGGGTGACGCTGCGGCGCAGGCTGGATATCCAACGGACAAGCGATTTCCAGGAATCCGGAGAGTTCCGGGCCAAGGTCCTTAACGACGAGTTGGATTACCAGACCGCGGCGATTCAGCAGGTGGCCGACGATGTCACACGCAGTCTGCGTCTGCCGGCAACGGATCCGGATAGCGGCCTGATGCTGCCGGCCAAGGAACTTAGAACAGGCCGTTTTCTGGCATTCGATGAAAACGGAGGGCCGGTGGCGGCAACGGGGGTCACGGAAATCCCGGTTTCTCCTTTCATGGAAGGGGTCCTGGATGACGATGATCCTGGAGAACTGATGCGGACGGTGGCTTTAACGCCAGTGAACGAGACGTTTGTTTCGGGGAGCGGTGCCGTTGGAAATGCTGGAACTCCTTTTGAGTTGAGCCATTCTCCGAGTTCTTCCGAAGACGTTTTCGTATGGGTCAACAACGTACCGCAGCTTGCCAACTGGGAGCTCGACGGCAAGGCGTTCCACTTTGATTTCACGCCTGCGGAAGGTGACCGCGTGCAGATCCGATACCGGACGGGAGATGTCTGATGGCCCTGGAAAAGATTCCCCTCAGTATGGTCGACGGCACGCTCCTGGCCATCGACCAGGCCGCCCGCTACGACGTCATGCTTCTTGCCTTCCGCAACCAGATGCTCTCGGGCCGTGTCTTCGACGGCATGGTTCAGGGCATGAGCGATGCGTTCGAGGACGAAAGCGGGGTCAATGTGTCAGTAGCAATTGGTCCGGGACACTCGGCGGGCAGTGAAGGTACGGCAGGCTACACCATCTTCGACCGCACGTTTGTTCTCACTGAAGGTTTTCGGATCGACGCCATCCGTCTCTACTCGGGGACGGCGGGAACCATCGCCGTCAAGGTGGGGCTTGAGAATGACGCGTCCGATATCGTCGTGGTGGTGACGGAGACCTTTTCCCACGGCGGCAGTGGATGGGAAACGTTCACCCTCTCATCGTCCTATACCGTTCCGGCTGGCGGTACCTACCGCTTGGGGGTCTATACCCAGAACAGCCACACCAACTCCTCTGCCGATGTGGCGATTGCCTACGTTTCAGGGGACGCGACCGGATCGACGGAGAGCTACACATCGGCCAACTCCAAGAGCGTCCTGATCGAGGCGGTTCAGAACGGGGAGTCGATCGGGGTTTCTTACGACGCTACCGAGCACAGTTACTCTAACCCCATCGTCCTCGGTTCCGCCGATGTGACCGGGAGTGGAACTCCAATCTCATCGTCCGATTACACCGAAGCCAAGGACCATGCGTTCGACGACAACACCGGTACGGGGTGGCGGAGCGGAGAGGTTCCCGGAGAGGTCGGCGTCTCCTTCATCGGCTATGACTTCGGAGCATCGGTTCCCGTTGGGCGTATCCGGTTCAATCAGGGGGAATGGTCCCAGGCCGGTAGCACGAACTACATGACCACGTCCGTGAAGGTCCAGTATTCCGATGATGGGGCTGTTTGGGAAGACGCCGGGACGTTTGCGATTTCGCAGACCGAAAACGTCTACCAGAACCTGGACGTGCGAGCGGGAGCGCACCGGTATTGGCGGGTTCTGATGAACGCGGCCATCGCCAGCCATTGGTCGGTTCGCGAGATCGAGATGCTCACGTATGCGGAACCGCCGGAAATGACGCTGGCCTCGGTTTCGCGGGCCGCCGACACCGCGCCGAGCGCGGCACAGATCGCCATTTGGGAAGAAGATGTCGACACCGTTACGCTCAACACGGATATCAAGGCGTATGTCTCCTCAGACGACGGCGCTACGTGGGACGAAGTGCTGCTTTCCGAAAAGACGAACCTGAATGCCGGTAGGCTTCTCGGAGGGACGGTGGACCTGACGGTAGGGGACACGGAGATGCGGTGGAAGATCACGACACATAATGACAAGGCACTGAAGATTCATGCCGCTGGGATGCTGTGGGGGTAGGCCATGACAAAAACGCTTATCCCCAACCGTATGGTCGAGTTCGCCGACTTCGATCAGGTGGCGCGAGACAATCTGGCGCTTGAGGCCCTGCGACTGGCCGTGGCTGAGGGTATGACCTTGGACGCACTATCGGCAGGCGTCATCGACACTTTTGGTGACCAAACTGGGGTCGAGGGGGACACAGTAATCGACCCCGGCTACACGGATGACGGAGAATCAAACCCCGGCGTCACCTCTTTCGATAGGAACTACGCGGTTCAACCCGAATTTGTCGTCGATGCAATGGCGCTGTATTCCAACACGGCGGGGAACATTTTTCTACGGAAATCCGTGAGTTGAGAGGAGAGGTTCCTGTTCCCCCGGAGGGGGCCAGGGAAAGGCTTAAGGGCCGGTATCTCCGCGTTTGAAAGAGGGGAGCAATTCGGGAGTTTTGACAGTGGAGCGGATTACGACTGAAGACGACGGGTGCGGCGTTCGGTTGGCCAAGACGGCGCAGGCCGTTTTCCCGACGGTTCTCGCCGGATACCAAGTGCTGGCGTCTAAAACGGCGCCGGAGGACCCCAAGGTGTTTGCCGCCTTTCAGTCCGCCTGCCGTTCGGCCCTGGCGCATCTCGTCCTGCTCAGCCGCCTGGCGGATCAGGCGGAAACGGCGAATCCCCGGAATGCCGACGCGGATTGCGGTTACGGGACGGAAGACCTTGTCGCGGCTGCCCAGGATGTCCTGTCGCAATATGATGAGGCCGCCGCATGACGCCGATCGGGTTTCCCGAATTCGCCGTCATCTGGAACCACACGCAGAATTTTGATACGCCCGGGCTCCACGTCACCATTTGCCGATGGCTACAGGCGCGGTGGGATGCGGGAGATCGTGAGCTTCTCTTGCTCGCCTTCCGCGACAGCGGCAAATCCACGCTGGTCGGGCTGTTCTGTGCCTGGTTGCTCGCGCGGGAACCCAATACGCGGGTTCTCGTGCTCGCGGCGGACTTCGCCCTGGCGCGCAAGATGGTGCGCAATGTCAAGCGCATCATCGAGCGCCACCCCCTTACGGTAGGCCTGAAGCCGGCCAAACGCGATCAGTGGGCGGCAGAACAGTTCACGGTCCATCGCTCGGCCGAATTGCGTGATCCTTCCATGCTGGCGAAGGGCATTGGGGCCAACATCACCGGCTCACGAGCCGATGTGGTGGTCTGCGACGACGTCGAGGTGCCGAACACCTGCGACACGGTACGGAAACGTGTCGACCTGCGCGAACGGCTGGCCGAGATCGATTACGTGTTGGTTCCCGGCGGGTTGCAGCTGTTCATCGGAACGCCACACACCTACTACAGCATCTATGCGGAGGAACGGCGTCCGGAGACCGGTGAAGAGAATCCCTTCTTGGATGGGTTCACTCGGCTCGAACTGCCCATCCTGGATGGGAAGGGGAACAGCCGGTGGTCGGAGCGTTTTCCCTTGAAAAAAATCGACGCGCTCCGACGTCGGGCGGGCCCCAATAAATTTAGCAGTCAACTGCTCCTGAAGCCGGTCAACTTCCTGGAAGGACGATTGGATGCGGATCGCCTGAAACCCTACGACGGGGAACTGATCTATCATGAGGGGAATGGAGAAGCCGTGCTTTCCCTATGTGGAAAGAAACTGGTGTCGGCGACCTGCTGGTGGGATCCCGCCTATGGTGCACCGGATCGGGGCGACGCGAGTGTCATCGCCGCGGTCTTCACCGACGAGGAGGGCAATCGCCTCCTGCATCGGGTGCGATATCTGATTCATGATCCGGCGCAGATACAAGAGATCGATGAGGCGACCCAGATGTGCCGGCAGGTCGTGGATTTCGTTCGAGACCATCATCTACCGGCCGTAACATTGGAAACCAACGGGCTGGGTCGGTTTCTTCCCGGATTGCTGCGCCGGGAGCTGGCCAAGGCCGAGCTTCGGTGCGCCGTACGCGAAACCTCTTCCAGAAAGAACAAGGATCTGCGCATTACAGAGGCCTTCGACGCCGTGCTCGCCGCCGGATATCTCCATGCACATCAAGGTGTATGGCAGACGCCGTTCATTACCGAGATGCGGGAATGGCGTCCCGGCGTGCGCATGCGCGACGACGGCCTCGATGCCGTGGCCGGGTGTCTTGCCGCGGAGCCCGTGCGGTTGCCGAAAGTGGCGTCGAAGGAGGGTTCGATACCGCGGGAACTCGGCCGTTGGCGGCAGGGCGGGCAATCGTTCCGCGCGGATACGGATTTTCTCATCTGAAGGTCGGTCGAAATCCGAGCGGAGGTCGTTTTTTGCGGGGAGCATTTCAACTGTTGATGAACTGTTCTTGATGGGGGGCGTGAAAGAGAAAAAGACTTCCCGATCTTGATCGTCTGTATTTGCGTTCCCACGTGCCTTTTAACCGGTAAATTTGAATGCGACTGATCCGTTCGATGGAGACGGGCGAAGGGAATCCGGTGTCTGGTCCCAGTCCCCCCCCCCCGAGATTCGGAAAGGCCGCATTCCGTAAGGAGCGAGCGATGGTTCGTTTTATTTGCAGCCTGCTTGCGGCGGGCGCTCTCTTTCTTCTGCCGAATGTTTCCCAGGCGCAACCGCGCGGGGTTTGCGCCGAGCGCGGGCTGCTGGCCGAACGGCTCGGCCTGAACTACGCCGAAAAACCGATTTCCATGGGATTGTCCTCGGATGGATCGATGATCGAGATCTTCGCGTCGTCCGAGGGCACCTTCACCATCGTCGCGACCAAACCGAGCGGCGTGGCCTGCATCCTGGTCACGGGTCAGAGCTGGGAGGGCTTGCCCGACTTGAAGGTCGGAATGCCAACCTGATCCAGCAGGCGCGTCCGCAGGGCGGATAGCGCTTCTTTTTCTCATTTCATCGCCTCTCCAAGAGGCCTCGACCCTTCGTTTCGGCGAAGGGTCTTTTTTTGCCCGGAATCCTCCGGGCTTTTTTTTGTCTCAAAAAAACGAGGTTCAAAATGCCCCATGCCTGGACCCTCGACGTGGTCTGGTGGGTCACGGCGGTCGAACTGCCCGCCTTGGCCGGCCTTTACTGGCTGGCCTGGCGTAACCGCCGTGATGCGGATACCGCGATCAACACGTTCCGTCAGGCGCTGGACGCCCGGCTCTCCCATTTGCGGGAAAGCCTCTCGGCCTACAAGCTCGAGGTGGCCAAGTCCTATGCCTCCATCGCCTACCTCAAGGAGGTGGAGAAACGTCTGACCGCGCACCTTCTGCGCATCGAGGACAAATTGGATACGGGCGGGAACCGCCGGGGAGGTGGAGAATGACCTCCTTACGCCGCGATCTCCTCGAACAGGAAAGCCCCGAAATCCACAACGCCGCGGTCGACGTCCTGGCCCGGACCATCTATGGCGAGGCACGCGGCGAACCCGTGCGGGGACAGGAGGCCGTTGCTTCCGTCGTCCTGAACCGGGTGAAACGCGCCAACAAACCGGGCGGCTACTGGTGGGGCAGCTCCGTTTCCGAGGTGTGCCGGAAGGAATGGCAGTTTTCGACTTGGAACCCTTCCGACCCGAACCGCGACAAGATCCTGGCGGTCGATCGCCGCGATCCCTCTTTCCGACAGGCCCTGCGCATCGCCCGGCGGGCCATCGCCGGAACGCTCGACGATCCGACGGGCGGCGCGACACATTACCATGCCAAGGCCACCATGCCCAACTGGGCGGAAGGCCGAGTTCCTTCGGCGGAGATCGGCAACCACAAATTTTACAACGACGTGGAGTAGGCCATGCTGTCCGCTCTTTTGGGGCCGCTGATCGGCGGCGTGTTCGGCGTCATCGACAAGGCCGTCGAGGACAAGGACCAAGCCGCGCAGATCAAGGCCAAGCTTCAGGAAATGGTGCTGGCCGGCCAGATGAAGGAGATCGAGGCGGCGGCCCAGATCATCGTTGCCGAGGCCAAGGGGGATTCCTGGCTGCAACGGTCCTGGCGGCCGCTGCTGATGTGCCTGTTCGGCGTCATTATCGCCAACAACTATCTGGTCGTTCCCCTGTTTGGAACCCCGGCGGCGGACATCCCTCCGGACATGTGGGATCTCCTGAAACTGGGCGTCGGCGGCTACGTCCTCGGTCGCTCGGTCGAGAAGGGGGTGAAGGTGTGGAAGAAGGACGGCTAA